ATTTGTTAATTTACCTTCATTGTCTAAACCGAGAATATAAATTTGAACTTTATTTTGTTCTTCAAAAACACCACATCTAAATGGTGCACCAAATTCACCCGGCATTAATGATATTCTAGCTTGATAGTCTTTGATTGTAACTGCTCTATTTTGAGACGCAAAATTATATCTAACTAAATTTCTTATTTCTTCAACAGATGGTTCGTTTTTACCACCTAATGCTGGTACAGGGTTAGTTACTGTTAGTGAAGACCTGACGCTTGTGTTTATTGCAGCGTTTGCTCCATTAATAGTTGCTGTAATAGTACCTACGCTAGTTACAGCACCTTGACCTAAATTTGTATCCAAGCCACCACCTACTCTATACTTAACAAATAGTGTTGTATTTGCTGTATGTGTACTACCTAAAGACAAATTGTTAATAAAATCACCAATTTGATTAATTAATTGTGGATTGGTGTCAAAATCACTTAAAGAGCTAATATCTTGTGTGCCACCACCAAAAATTAATTTTAAAAATCCATTATCTGTATATTCGGTAATAAATCTTTTGTCTACTTTTATCCACTTACCATATCTAACTGAAGGATTATCGCTAAGTGAATTTAAGTCTTGTATAAAAACTTTATCCTCAGCTAGTGCATCAACCTCATACCATTTAAACGCATTATTTAAAAATTGACTTGCTGTTGGAATTGTTGTATAATTCGTACCATCTAATGCAATAACAGACTCAACACTTATCACATTATTATCAGGTAAAATTACTTCTAAAAACGGTACAACATCGGCTGCAGTAATTACTTTTTGAAAGTATTTTGTAAAACCATTTACTGCAATTTCTCTTTTTGTAAGTGTGTAATTTAGTATTGTTCCGTTTGAGCTAATATTTGGTTGTATAATTCTGTTTGGTATACCACCAATGCTAAATGGTGATGAAAAATCAATATCATATATTGTTTCAAATACTCTTCCGGCTCCGGTACCTTGAGCTCCAGCTTGAATTAATGGGCAGTAGGTTACGTCAAATCCATCTCCTAGTACTGGTACCGTTACACTAAAGTCTAGAATTGTTACGGATGGTCTTTTACCTGGTATTTTTAAACCAAAAGTTCTAGCCATCGATAACACGGAATTTTTTTCTTGAGCATAATCAATCTGTGTTTCTTGAAACATTCTATCCGTGTTAAAGGACAACATATCTCCAACCGCAGCATTTAATTCAAGAAGCATCATACCAACAGATGCGTCGTTAAAGTCATTGAAAATATCTGGATAATATTGTTTAACCATATTAACCAAATCTGTTCGTATATCCGAGAAGTTTCGTGATGTGTAATTAACTCTTTGTGCCATATTTTTTATTTATATTAAACGTTTATTGTAACTGAATCTGCAATATCAAATACATTTTCACTAATTGTATATTCTAATTTTATTGTTGCAGCGTATTCGCTTGATTCTGATTCTGTAACTGTAATTTCGGTTATATCTAGTTTAGGTAGATATTTTTTAACGGAGTTGGTTACTTCTTCTTTTACTTTTTCCCATGTCAAAGCATCATTCGGTTCAAAAATAAACTTAAGTAAATCAGTACCAAAATCTGGATTGTATAGTCTTTGACCCCTTCTTGTAAGTAGTAAATGCATTAAATCAGCCTTTATTGCTCTTTGGTCAGTCTCAGTTAATCGTAAGAAAAAACCATTATTACTGTTTTGAAACGGATAGTCAATATTTATGTATTTTCCATTAGCCATAGTATTGTTTATAGATAAATATAATAATAATGAATTTTTAACTTAAATCAATAAAAAAAGGACCAATTTTGGTCCTTTTTAAATTATTATTTTATTGTGTATTATACAGTAACAACCTCGCATGCTCCACCAGCGCAAGCTTGTTCACCCATAAGATTTGTTGAATCTGTTACTTCAACTACTTTGGTAAGGTCGATATCACGTAATGCTTCCATCATTTTTTCGTATTTTTCTTTATTACAATCTTCAAAAGGAGCCTGAATGTAACTTCCTCCATCGTAAGGTAATACTGAAATACCGTTAAATGATTCTCTGTTTTCCCACATCCACTTACCAACCATTGGCCACTCATTAACTTTATAAATTATACTACCATTCTCATCTCTTCTTTCTTCCATGATTGGGTTATTATAGCTGTCTAAAACAACAGAACCATTTTCATCCAATTTAGATAATTTCTCAGCTTCTTTTTTAATTGATACCGTTACAGATACATTATGCGTATTTTGTCCATCTCTATGACCAACTCTAACCCACTCATTATTCAATCTACTTACTCTTTCCAATAGGTTCATTGGTGATTCAAACCTATAAATAGAACCTTCTGGAGCTTTTACAGGTAATGAAATTACCGCTTGTTCTTTTGGTTTAAAGTATTCATCCTCAACTAGTTCTGGATGATAAATTGAAAGATATGTGTATATTGCTTCATTTTTTCCAACACGGATTCTACGAACATAATAATCATTGTGCCATGCATGGATACCAGATGCAGTTCCTAGAACTAGGGAGCTTGTACCTGATGGTTTTACAGTTGTTGTTCTAGCGGCTTTATTAATACCAATTAATTTTGCTACTCTAGCATTTTCTTTTAAAACAGCTTTAGATGCTAATTCTAGGTTATATTTAAGAACTTCGCCAGAACCAATACCTGTCATACCAACACCAATTAAAGCATCTTTTTCGGTTGTTCTTTTCCATACATCACGAAGATAATGAAAATCAGTATATCCAGCTTGTAATGTACCAATAAACGCCGCAGCTTTAGCTCTTTCTTCTAGGTCTTCTTGTGATTCAATATCAGAAACGTTAACTTCACAAAGATTACAGAATTGATATGGTCTTAACCCAATTTCACAGCAAGGATTAGTTCCCCAGTCTTTATCGTTTGAGAAATAAACACCCGGTTCTCCGGAATTACTATCTTCAATCTTTTTCCACAATTGAAAAAATTTATCTTCAGTTATTTTATGTCTTAGAATAACAGCAGAGTTATTTGCTCTACCTCTTTGTGGATTTAGTTCCCACCAAGCACCTGACTTAGCTGATAACATTTCCTCGTCGTCAATTGAGAATAACGAGATAAGGGCTGCTCTACGAATACCACCAGTTAATACTGCGTCAGCAATAAAACAAATAATATCATGACATTCTACAGGTGTTAATTTTGTTGCGTCTTCTTTTGTGTCCAAAATCTTTTTAATATTATGAATACAATCCTTAAGTGGTTGTGGGCCCGGAGCTCTACCGCCACTAGTTACTAGTAACGCACCTTTTTGACGGATGTCTGAATAATCGAAATCAGGTGTTGACATCCCTTCAAAATATGACCTCATTAATATTTTAATCGCATCAGCCCATCCTTCAATTGAATCTCCGATTAAATATCTTCTACTTCTTGTAGTATTTGGTTTTCTAATTTCTGGTAATTGGTCAACGTGATGTCTTTGAACTGAGAAGCCAACGCCAGTACCACCTAATAGTAAAAACATAGTTTCACTAAACGCTCTCCAATCATCAATTGGTAAATAAGCACAGTTGTAAATTCTGTTTGGTGATATTTCGATAGACTTTCCACCAAATTGTAATGACCTCATTGATGGTAAAACTTTTTTAGCATATACAAGTTCGTATGCTTTTTCAATTTCATCAGAAATATGCGGATATTTCTTTTGGTGCATTTCTTTGTTTCGTGTAACTAATTCTTCCCATGTTTCTCTTCTTTGTAACTCAGGCATGTACTTTGCGTACTTCATGTGGACGGTAATGTCAGATAAAATTTTTGTAGATAAATCCATTTTAATTTAGGTTTGTTGTGTTTTAATTATTATTTTCTTCGTTTGAAACGTTTTCAGTACCATTAAGTACTTTTTTTCTTTCTTGCATACCTGTTAGTAAACTAGCAACATATTCGTTACTCTCTTTGTTTTTGTCTTTATTGTATTCACCTTGGGTTCTTGCTTTTTTATTAGGGTTCATATCAATTTGAATTCTTGAATTGTCAAAAATGATATCTTCTAATACTATACCGTCTTTACCAAATCTAGATTTTAGAATAGCCATTGTAGCAGTTCCATTTTCTTTTTGCTCTAGTGTTTTAGCAATTGAAACAACAAAATGACCTATTTGACCTTTTTTAATAGAACCACCCATTTGGTCAGATTCTACTACTGTCGCCTTGATTGAACTACGATTTCCTTGTACAGCAGTCCAGCCAGCTAAATCAAATTCTGATAATAGTGTTTCAAATTGTCTCATTACATTGCCTTCACCTGCGTAAACATCATCAAATTTCTTTGATGGTTGTATACAATCAATGTAATCAACTAAAACAATATCCGGTTTAAACCCTCGTGCAATCAACTTTCTTATGTATTGTTTAATCGCAGGTATTGTTGTACCATCACTAGGAAATTTTTTAAGTTTTAAAACTCCCTTTTCGTTTTCTTTCTTTTTAACCAATGCTTTCAGTTCTTCTCTATGCAAAGATAAGTCATTTAGTTTGAAACCTGACCAACAGGCTAAATGTTTTCTTTGAATTATTTTGGCATTATCTTCAAAAAATATTTGAAGAACATTATACCCGTAATCCTTTGCTGTATTAGCGATTTTAGTTATCATTGTCGTCTTACCGACTCCAAAAGGAGCAAGTATGATTGCTAACTCACCTCTAGATAACCCCCCATCCATTATTTCATCTAACCCTTTTATTCCTGTTGGTATTGGTTTTCTAAAATCATCAACTAAAACAGCATCTATATTATCCAAAACATTTATACCATTATCTTTCATGTCACCATGTTCTAGAGCTTTTTTTAATAATTCTTCACATTCATCATATCTAGAATCATCGCCAGATTCAATAATTCCTTGTATTTGTCTAATTGATTTTTTTAGTTCTTGTGTTTTACAAAATTTAATAGCTTTTTCTTGAACACCAAAAACATCATTTAAATTAGCATTTTTTATATTTTCTAATTCTTCTTTTACCCATTTTCTATCTATTTCATTTGTAATTAAATCAGACAATCTATACTCTAGGCTACCTATATCTAGAATAACACTATGTTTAGAATAAGCCTCTTTAATTGTTGAAACAACTAATTTTAAAGCGTTACCTTCAAAATAATTTGGGTCAATTATTTCAATTATTGATTCAGCAAACCGATTATCAGAAAGAAGTTGTGCAATTAACCTAATTTGAAAATCATCCCCTAAATACTCAAAACTTTCTTTGTTAATCTTTGCCATTTAATAATAATGTTTAAAAACTTGTGATTTTGATAAATATCTTAAAGTTGTACATTAGCATACTTAGTTGTATACTTTTTTTGAGTTAACGTGTCCTTTATCTCAGATATAATATTGGGTATTAATTCTTTAATATCGACTTGATATCTAATTTGTGGTGGAAAATAATTTCCAGAGAAAGTGCTTTTTGCAACTGTCATTTTGTCGACCCTAATTTCAAAGTCAAAAATATCTTCTTTTTCAAAAATATTCTTATATGGTTCCTCTTTCGGAGGGTTATAAGGGTTATAAAATTTGTACAAATACTCAATTGCTTTTTTCTTTAAATGACTAGGGATGATACCCATAGTTCCATAATCATCATTGCTCATACCAACAACTCTGTCCATCAACTCTTTTAAATCAAGCGAGTTAATAGAGCTTTCATTGTAATCTCGGATACTAAAATATCTTTGACAGATAATGTGGTTGTTAATGTACAGAATAAATTCAAACCTTTGTTCTTCAATTTTTTTGTTCATAAATTTTAATTTTAAATTGTTTGTTTAATTTCACGTTCTATTAATTGTTTAAATGGTATAAGATAATCAGAATATCTATTTGAGCCTATTGTTTTTTCAAGTCCATCAATTTTCATCTGATGAATAACATTTTTAATTCCTCTGTCACCCATATTAAATTCACCATCGATTAAATCGTTGAGTGACTCAATCGCATCTTCGGTTATCAATGGATTTTTTAAATCAACTAGTGCAGTATTAATTTCATAAATTTTTTCACCCTGAACTCCGTCAGTAATTGAATTTATAATATTCTCTAGTGCTTTCAACGGTTTTTGTTTATTTTCAACTCTTTGAGCTTGCAATATTTTAGCTTGCTCAATCAACTCTTGCAAAGATACACTTTTTTCTTTAATAGTGGGAAATAAACTTAATAATGTTGTTTCTTTAACACCTTTAATGCCTTTAATTGTATCACTGTTATCACCAGTTACAATTTTTATTAACGCAGCATTTTGATAGAAATGTTCGAAAAAATTTGAATAGTTCTCGGTAGATACATAGGTTTTTAAATCACAAAAATATATTTTAACGTTTTCACATACTAATTGACACATATCTCTATCGGTAGTGCAGATAGTAATAAATTCGTGTTCTTTTCTATTTAAGCAATAATATCCAATAAAGTCATCACTTTCAACAAACTCGTGCTGTATTTGTCTGATACAAAGCTCATCTAAATAATTCCAAATCATTAGCTTCTGTTTAATCTCAGAAACATCTGGTTCGGTACCATTTATGTAGTCTTTACCTCTACCACTCTTATACGGTTTGTAAATGTTGTACCTTAGTTTACCACTGAATTTACCATCCCAAAAAACATAAACTCTGTGATATAGGTTCTCATTTAATAGTTTTCTAAGTATTGTGAGAAACTGATATAGTCCTCCGATGTGCTCACCATTGTGGTTATATTCACCCTTGGCCCCGTATAACCCCAATTTAAATAAGGCGTTCCCGTCGACCAAGAGTGTATTTATAACTTTAATTCGTTCACCGTTTTTAGGTGGTCTTTTATTCAAGGTAAAATCCTTTAATAGTTAGTAAATTAATATTCTTCATCCATTCCGTCGCTTGTTTTTTCAATGATAAAACTATCAAGCGTCGTATTTAATTTCTGTTTAATATACTCTTTATGAGTTTCTTTGTAGTCATTAATTTTGTCGGGATTCCAATATCCGTGTGGTGTTGATGCGATTTTTCCTTTTTGTTCAATTCCGTTTACTTGGTTTTTTTCACATCTAATTCTAGTTTCAATACCAAACTGAAACTCTTCACCATTAAGCGTAGCTTTCAATTTTTCAGTGCTATGTGTTAATATCCCACCATAATGAAAAATAAGTCTTGGAGCATAGAAGAACGCTTCACCACCCTTATGTTTGATAACCTTATTTTCATTATCCAACCATATTTGTTGTACAACAGCAAATGTTGCTGTGTAAGGTGAATCGCTTCTTCTTGAAGCTGGAATACGATAGTTAATCAAAGATTTAAAACAAGTCGCAATAGCACCTGCAGTCCACTGATTATTAGTTGTTTTAGATGTAGCACCTTTAAAACAGTTGATTGAACCTACAGAGTCCCAAAAGAACGCAACATCTTGTTGGATATAACCTTCTTGTTGTTTATCTAAAATCGTATGCATATAAAGAGATATGTCTTCAACAACAGGTTCATGTCTCAATGGTTTCGTACCCATTTTACTATGTTGATGGTCGTAGTTTTGGTACAATCTCAGTAAGTCTGGTCCTTGAAGTAAAATAAACCCATCTGCTTTATATTTAACTTCACCAGTTTCTGCATCAGGATATTCAATAACATTGATTCCGATTTCTTTTGCGTGCTGCCAATTCCAGTTACCTTCGGTTTCAAAAATAACTGCTAATACTCCCATTTTTTGACAAGAAGCAATTGCTTCATAGACAGCTGTTGATTTACCAGTATTTGAGAATCCTCTAAAACTAACAAAGTATCCCAAAGGAATACCTGGTACCTTTACCGCATCGTGAAAAGCTGGTGATAGCGGTATCCATCTTAATTCTTTTTCACTAACATCGTTAGTATCTAATCCTTGTGATTGTAAAAACTCATCAATATTGAATTGTTTCTTTTCAATTATCTTTTTTGGTTTTGTTGCCATTATATTCTAATTTATTATACTCGTTATTTTATAATAGAAATGGGTGGTAATAAGGTGCAATTAAAACAACTTTATATATTACCACCCAATCCTATATCTTAGTACCTTAGAAAGGCAAATCATCATTATCTTCTCCAGCGCTTTCTTCAGTTTCTGTCTGAGTTACAACTGGAGTTGACTTAGACGCAACTTTTACATTTGGTTTAACGTTTGGTGTTCCCAAAGATAATTCTTCATCCAAATCATCGCTTTCTTGTGTAGTGATTGAAGCTTTATCAACAAATTTCTTAGCTTCTTTATCCCATGTAGGAACACCACCTTTAACAATAATTTCAAGATAATCGTATGGTTTAACACTGTATACGTCTTCCCATGTTCTGTTATCTGATAACCATTCAGCTGAAACTTCAGCATCATCAGAAAGTGGTGATGGGTCCATGTGTGAAATACTCTGAACAACAGGGCGATTGTTTTGGTCTCTAGCAATCATAACCATCAAATCTCTACCTGTTTGTGGGTCTGTGATATTTTGTTTGATTGCAGTCAAAACACCATAAATTTTGTCATAAATACCTTGCTTGCGGTAGTCATGATTAAAACGCCAGAACTTAACACCATCAGCTTCGTTATCTCTGTCAATAATCTTTACAACGTACATTTTTTTAGCACTGTATTTCTTCGCCAACTCTTTATCTGATTCTTTACCAGAAGCCAAAAGAGCTTCGCGTGCCTCACAGAAAGGACAATCTTCATCCTTCTCGTGTTTCAAACATACGAAAGTTTTCCATTCTCCGTCAACTTGCATTTTGTGCCCGTGGATTTCTTTAAATGGTGTTGTACCATCTGAAGTAGGCAAAACTCTAATTCTCTTAGTTGCCGTTTTTTGTTTGTCAGAAAGGTGTGTTGTGAAGTAGTTTTTCAAATCGTACTCCTTTGCTGAACTGTTTTTAGAATAAGAACTAGAATTGTCCTCATACTGTTTTAGCATAGCTGCTAATGCGTCATGTTTACTCATAATTGTTGTTTTTTAATATATGTAGATGTTATTTACTTGTGTTTATTTATTATGCAAATATACGAAATAATAGTTCCTGTGTCAAGCAATAAGTAAAAAAAATAAATGTATCCCTATCGGGTATAATATTTAAACAAGAATAAACATATACTCACGATAGGGATACAAATATACTAACATAAAACAAAAATGGGGCATTTTAGCCCCATTTTTATAAATTTATTTTTTATTATGATTGTATGTCTTCTTCTTCGTAGTCTTCAGGAACATCAAAAGTTTTTTTAATTGACGTATCTACATACCCAGTATCAATATCATCTTTTTTTAAGATATATTCTTCTGGTTTTTTTTCGTCATTAACGTCATAACCCTCAACATCTTTCCAATAGTCTGTTAGTTTGATATTATATGGGAACGAGTGCATTGACCTCATTTCTATCTTTTCAACAGGTGTTGGGTTTCTTTTAACAATTTCTTTTTCTAAATCTTGGATTTTGCTTGAAATTGAATCCATTGCTGCGACTCTTTGTTCTAGTTCACTAAATTTAGCTAAAAGTTCACTTGTTTTTTGACTAGCATCAGAAGCAGCTTTTTGTGCTTCTTCGCTTCCTTTTACTATTTGTGTTACATCAACTTCTACTTCGCCTTCGCCACCGGTATCTGGTGTTTCAGCATCCATAGTTTCGGTGTCTTTTGTTTCAGCACCAGTATCAGCAGCTGAATCATCGGTAGCAGCATCAGCTTGTTCACCCCCTGTATCATCAGTTCCGAATGTATTTTCACTATCGTCTTGTGTATTTTGAGCTGTTTTTGAATCATCGGTTGGTTCCTCAACGGGTTCTTCGTCAGCTTCTTCTAGATTTGAACCTAAAATCAAATCATCGTCATTTTTTTTAGGTTCTTCCATATAAAAAGAATATTCAGATAATAATCTGAATTTTTTTAATTCTTCATTTAATAGTTTTTGGTTAAGTTTTTTTGCCATATTAAATTAATAATTGTCTACCGTCTTCAGTGATTATTTTTTTATTTATTCTCTCTAGTATGCTTTTGTCATTTTTAATAACACAAACACCTGAGCTACAGTCCATTTCTTGATTTGATTCGTCTAAGTTTGAACTTCCCTGTAAAAAACTATCCATAGCTTTATTTAAGCTATTTTCTTTGTTTTTAGTATTTTTTTCCATTTCGTTATACATAAAATAAAATTTTAAGTAAATTATCTTATTATAAATATCCTAAAATGGTTAAAAAACTCGCTCTAAATCAAAAATAACCAATTCTTTGTTGTCAATTAGGATTATCTTATTTTGATAATTGTCCCACTCTATTTTAATGGACTTATAATCAATATTACCTAGTGAAGCGTCAGATGTTGATTCAATAAGTTTGTTTAAGGCATTTATTGTATAAAATGCCATACCTTTTTTATGTACTATGATTGCGTTTGGAAAAAGATTTTTTAAATCTAATTTTTTGTTTTCAGGTACAGTAACTTTGAATGTTAAAATTAACTTTGAATCGTCGTTTAGGTTTTTGAAACAAAAGACTTTATCTTTAGTTATATTGAATTTATTTTCTAAATAACTCAAAAACCATTCTAATCTTTCTGGAAATATAAAAGAAGCTAAAAGTATCGATTTATTCATTTTCAATTGAGTATAGGTAAGGGATGTACTTTACTTGATTACCAAGGTTTTCAATCCTCTTATTATATTCAATAAATATCGTATTTTTATCTAAAAATGTTTTACTTTTATTTTTTATTTTATTTAAAAGTTTTTCAGTGTTTAAACCGATGAATTCGGTCAATTCTAAATCAATACCAAAAATAAAAGTATTAAAATAAATATAAACCATATCATTATGTTTATATGATATTACTTTATTATTTTTAGAAACTTCTTTTAGAATTTTTTTAATA